TCGAGCGCAGGCGGATCAGCCCGACGGGCGCGGTCGTCGTCACCGAGCGCGCCGTCAATGCGGCGCAGGCGCTCGATGTGCGCGGCGATGTCGGTGCTGTCCCATTTGTCGTAAGGCCTCATGCCGCGCCCTCCCGCTGCACCGGCGCCAGCGTCACGCGCTCGGCCCACAGGCGGGCGATCTCGCGCAGCGCGGCCGCCTCCTGATCGGGCGTCAGGCCAACCGGGAGCGCGAGGATCACGCCCCGGAAACGGTCGCCGGCGGGCGTCTCCACCTCGCCCACGGTGTCGATGACGAGCTCGGTCATGCCGCGTCCTCCATCCATTCGGGCAGCTCCTGCCCGCGGGTCTCGAGCCGGGCGCGCAGGTGGTCGTGCGCCTCGGCGGTGTGGTCGCAGATCGTGCCGGTCGTCAGGTCGAGCGCGACGACCCAGCACTCCCAGCCCTGCTCACGCCACTCGGCGTAGCGATCGACGGCGGCGTCCCAGCTCGTGGTCGGGTCGTAGCCAGCGGGCTCGTGCAGCGTGGCCGGGCTGCGGGTGTCCGCGAGCGGCAGCCACAGCCGGTGCGGGTAGCGTCAGCCCGGCCCAGCGTGCGAGGTAGCGGGCGTGGTCCGCGGCGCGGTCCTCGTCGCCGCGCAGGATCGCGGCGTGCAGGCGGCGCGTGCGAGACGCGAGGGCGGCGGGGGTGTCGGGCATGGTGGCCTCCTGTCAGTGCAGCGTAAGCGCGGTGCCGAAGCAGCCGACAGCCGCGCCGAGGATGAAGCCGATCGTCGCCCAGTTCAGGGCGACGCGGCGGAGGAGCAGGCGCAGCGAGATCATCACGCGGCCAGCGTGCTGGTGGTGGCCGCGTTCCAGTGGCGCTCGTCCGGGCGGAACCACTTGGCGATGGCGAACAGCTTGCCGCCGCCGCGCTCTTCGCCGTTCACGAGCGCCCGGCGCGGGAGCCAGACCCGACGCTGGCCGACAAACGTCGTGATCTCGACGGCCTTGGCGGTCTCACGGCTGACGTGGCCATAGATCGACTGCGTGCCGATCGCGCAGTGCCCGGTCGCGACCGTCAGTCGAACGGCAACCTGATCGCCAATCGTGAGCAGCGCGGCGGAAGTCTGGGTCGTGGTCATCATCTCGTCTCCCATCGGTGGCCCGCAATCTGCCTGTGGCGTCTTCGGCGGGCGGTGATGGGGAGAGTATGCGCCAAGAAACTTGGCATTGCAAGGGCGGCGTGACAAAAAGTTTGGCTTACTAGAACAAAACGAGACCGGAGGGGCGGCCGCAGCACAACCTGTGGGTTGACGCGTGTCGCCCTCCCCCGAAAGTATTAAATCGTCGTCAAAAGTTGCGGTGAGGGACTGATGAGCAGGCTGGACATACTGATCGAGGGCGCGCGGCGCACCGGCTACACCATCGACTTTCTCGAGGCGCTAACTCAGGGCCTGTCCAACCAGGCCTGCCGCAAGCTCATTGGCAACGTGTCCGCGATGCCCTCATACATGAAGTCCAACGACAACCCGTATGCGCGGCGTATTTCTAGCGCGCCGTTGAGCGAGAGCCGCGTCGAGCCCGACTCCCAGTTGGAGTAGGCTTGGCGCTTGACGCTCGGCAGCTTCGCCACGAACACAGCCTGATCCACACCGAGTAGATCCCGGTGCCAGCGCAGCCGGTGGCCGATGTCAGCGTATGGCTTGTCTTCAGTCATGCCCTGACAATGTGCCCATGACAGATTTTTTGTAGCAACCGGCATTCGCTTGGCTTGACCTAATCCAAGAAACTTGGCATAGCCTTAGCTATGACCAAGAACGCACGCGAAATCATTGCCATGTCGAGTGTCCGATGGAGGCTTTCAACTGGCGCTCTCCCGAGCAGCGAAGTGCTGGTAGCGCAGATGGCGACACGCCGTCGCAGGTTCAAGGCGGCCTGCCCGAATGAGCAGCCCCACCACCTCCTCCCCGCGGCGCACACCTGTCGGCCCGAAATCTCCCTCGGGCGCGCCGCGCACCTCCGCTCGGGGGCCGGGCTCCTCCTCCCTGTCCCGGCCCTCGGGCGGCCCTTTGGGGGTGGCGTGATGACTGACCCCGTGAACCACCCGCCGCACTACACCACACATCCCTCGGGTGTGGAGTGCATCCAGATCACCGAGCACATGGGCTTCTGCCTCGGGAACGTCGTCAAATACGTCTGGCGTGCTGACCTGAAGGGCGATGCCATCGAAGACCTGAAGAAGGCTCGCTTCTACCTGGACCGCGAGATCGCGCGGCGGGAGGGCGAGCAATGACCGTCCTCGGCATCGACCCTGGCTTCTCGTCCGGCGCGGTCGCGGCAGTCCGCGAAGACTACGCCGCGGTCCACGACACGCCGCTCATCGACGGCAACGGCGTCAACTGCCGCGCACTCCTCGAGATCATCGAGGAGGAGGAGCCCGACCACATCTTCATCGAGCGCGTCGCGTCGATGCCGAAGCAGGGCGTTAGCACGACATTCAAGTTCGGCATGGGCAACGGGATGATCCTCTCGGCCGTCCAGATCGCCCGCGTGCCCTACACACTCGTCACGCCGGCGAAGTGGAAGCAGCACCACCGGCTCACCAAGGACAAGGACGCGGCCCGCGCAAGAGCCCTTCAGCTCTTTCCCGGCCTGTCCGACCGCCTTGCCCGCAAGAAGGACGCAGACCGCGCCGAGGCGCTGCTGATCGCCCAATACGGGCGGGAGGTGCTGGCGTGAGCGCCTAGCGAATTGGGGCGGGGGTTTGCGCCCCCGGCGCAAGGGCCGCTCCAGCCCGCTGCGCCCCCGCCTCACCCCGGAGCAGCAGCACACGGAGCACGCAGCGAAAAGGAGATCGCAATGCACATCATCAAGGCATCTGAGAGGATGCAGGAGCGGGGCGGCATCAAGGCCGCGCTGTTCGGCCCCTCGGGTATCGGCAAGACAACGCTCTTGCGCACGCTGCCCGAGGACAAGACACTGTTCTTTGATCTCGAGGCCGGCGACCTTGCCGTCGAGGGCTGGCAGGGCGACGCCATCCGGCCGCGCACCTGGGATGACTGCCGCACGCTCGCGGCGCTGATCGGCGGGCCGAACCCGGCCCTGCGCGACGAACAACCCTACAGCCGCGCGCACTTCGAGCACGTCAACAAGGACGGGCTGGCCGAGCAATTCGCCGGCTACGAGACCATCTTCATCGACTCCATCACCGTCGCCGGGCGGCTCTGCTTCCAGTGGGCGACCGGTCAGCCGGAGGCGTTCAGCGACCGGACAGGCAAGCCCGACACCCGCGGCGCCTACGGGCTGCACGGGCGTGAAATGCTCGGCTGGCTGAGCCAGCTCCAGCACGCGCGAAACCGTAACGTGGTGTTCGTCGGCATCCTCGACCAGAAAGAAGACGACTACGGCCGCGCGCAGTTCGTGCCGCAGATCGAGGGGTCCAAGGTCGGGCGCGAGCTGCCCGGCATCGTGGACCAGGTGATCACCTATCAGGAATTGCAGGCGGAAGAGGGGCAGAAGTTCCGCGCCCTCGTCTGCACGTCTCCGAACCCGTGGGGCTACCCCGCCAAGGATCGGAGCGGGCGTCTCGACCAGATCGAGAAGCCGGACCTTGGCGATCTGTTCGCCAAGATCAAGGGCGGCGAGCGCAAGGACGCACTCGACACGTCCATTCCCCACAACGACGCAGCATAAGGAGCAATTGCAATGTCGTGGATGGATTTTTCCGACGCAGAGCAGCAGACCGGCGACGTGATCCCGCAGGGCACTCTGGCCAAGGTCCACATGAAGATCCGGCCGGGCGGCTACGACGACCCGTCCAAGGGCTGGACCGGCGGCTACGCCACGCGCAACGACACGACCGGCGCCGTCTACCTCGACTGCGAATACACGATCATCGGGGGCAAGTATAACAAGCGGAAGGTCTGGTCGCTGATCGGCCTGCATTCGCCCAAGGGACCGAAGTGGGAGCAGATGGGCCGCAGCTTCATCCGCGCGGCCCTCGAGAGCGCCCGCGGCATCAAGCCGGCCGACACGAGCGAGGCGTCGATTAAGGCGCGCCAGATTGGCGGCTTCGCCGACCTCGACGGGCTGGAGTTCGTGGTCAAGATCGACGTGGAAGAGGGCCAGAACGGCTACGGCGACAAGAACAAGATCAACAACGTCATCCCCGTCACCCACAAGGACTACGCCGCTCTGATGAACGGCGAGGGCACCGCGCCGCAAGCGCAGGCGTCCAGCCCGGCGCCGCAGACGGCCGGCAACGGCGGCCTCCCGGCATGGGCAACGTAAGGCAGAGCAAGAAGGGGGCGCAAAGCGCACCCCCTTCCCCCGCCGATGAAGCGGACGCTCAGGCCCTCGCACACGCTGTCCAGACGATGATCGAGGGCCCCCTGAGCGGCTGGGACCATACACGCCCGATCGGCAGCTTGAACAGGGATGACCTGCGCAAGCTCGCCGTCGCCGCAATCACCGGATGGGTGCTCAAGCGCGCGGAGCTGTCATGCCACGCCGAAACCGACCCGAGTTCCGTTGCGGGATTTGCGGACTGAACCTGGGGACCGAGCCTTGGCTCGGTCTCCCTGACGACCCGCACACAAGATGCGGCTGCTTCGAGCCGCTGAAGGAGAAGAACATGATCAGGAAGCCCAGCCCTGACGAGAAGGTACAGGCGATCCTCGATGCCCGCCAGCCCGTCGCCGAATACCTCCAGCAGATCGGGAAGATGGAGGCGTTCGCGGATTTCTCGAAGGACGAAATCTGCGGCCTCATACGCGCCGCGCAGGAAGGCGTGCAAGGCAGCCTGCGGCGCCAGATGCAGTGGGATACCTACGACGAGGAGATCCCCTTTTAGGGGGCGCCGGCATGGTCCTAGACTTCAACTCCCGCAACACGCTCGGCGACCGCTTCGTCTCGCTCATTGACGAGGCGATCGAAGCCGAGCCGCAAGGCCGCCGCGACTACCTCGGCGGCTCCCTGATCGGGGAGCCGTGCGCCCGGCGGCTGCAATACGAATACCTCGGCGCCCCGAAGGACGAAGGCGCCGACTTTCCCGCCCGCACGATGCGCATCTTCAAGCGCGGCCACGCCGGCGAAGACTGGATGATTGACTGGATCAGGGGCGCCGGTTTCGACCTCAAGACCGCCAAGCCCAACGGCCAGCAGTTCGGCTTCGAGGACTGCGACGGGCGCTTTCGCGGTCACGTTGACGGCGTGATCGTCACCGGCCCCGACGGGTTCGCCTACCCGGCGCTCTGGGAAAACAAGGTGCTCGGCGCCAAAGGCTTCGGCCAGATCGTCAAGCACGGCGTGACGAAAGCATACCCGAAGTATGCGGCGCAGGTGGCGACCTATCAGGCATACATGCAGCTCGCCGAGAACCCGGCGTTCTTCACGGTGCTCAACGCTGACACGATGGAGATCCACCTCGAGCTGATCCCGTTTGATCAAGCGCTCGCGCAGGAGTGCGCCGACAAGGCGGCGCGCATCTTCACCGCCTGCGACCACGAGGAGGTGTTGCCGCGCATCACCGACGACCCCGCGAGCTTCGCCTGCA